CAGTGTGATAAGGAGAGGTATGAGTTGTTCTTAACGCTAATGCCCAAGGCTATTGATTGGTCAAAGCTGTCGGACTACGAGGTTGAAGATACAACTATAGGTTCTCAGACGTTAGCTTGTTCTGGTGACTCATGTGAAATCGTTGATCTCGTATGACGTTTGTAAATTACTTTAAAAAATTGTATTGGAAGTGGCATCTACGCTATTGCATCTACACTTCCACACGCTCTTTGAAGCGGCTAGAAAAATCCATAGAAAGGGAGTTAATGAAATGATGTTCATGGTTGCATTTGAAGAAATTATGGAAGGGTTCGGCTGTGACTTAAACACCGCAATACAACTTTACCAACGGGGGACGATATGGGAAGAAGAATAGAAGTTGACCAAGATTACTATAACTCTATTGAAAGAGACTCTCACTTGCTTGAGTGCCTTATGTACTACGGAGTTGACTCATGGGACGAATTTGACAACGCCCTTGTGCTGTACGAAGACGAAAAAGAGGAAGCTTACGAATGAAAGGACAAGTTAGGGGTTTAGCTTTAGAACTCTTAAGACAGGACTGTGTGGATTGTATCGTCATAGCAGATGAGTTTGAAGGCTCAGAGTACAGCAGCGAACACATGGCATTACTGTCTAAATCTGAAAAAGCTTGCCAAGCCTATGACGATGCCTTGCATAAGGAATCTAAATGACCTCACCCTGCATCAATATCTGTCACCTTAATGACAACGATATTTGTGTGGGGTGCTTTCGTTCCAGTACAGAAATTATGACTTGGAAAGACTTAGATGACGAAGCCCGTAAGCAAATATTAGCCAAGGCGCAGAAGCGAGAACTAACGCTAAATGTGCCTAATTCCTTTTAACGTACCGTTACAGTAAAGCCATTATGAGAACTATACTTAAACGGTCTTTGGGCATATCCCAAGGACTCCTTACAACCCTCAATAAGTTATTCCCCGACACCCTCCCGACCCAACAGATTGCACTAGAAGAACTTCGGTATCTGCAAGGTCAGCGAAGTGTCATTAAGAAACTTATAGAGTTATCCGAAGACGATTTTACACAAGAGGAATAACAATGTGCATATTTGGAAGTTCTAAAGCCGCACCTGCCCCACCAACACCCGCACCTGCACGTGCGCCAGCTAGTTTAGACCTTTCAGATATGGAACAGACTCCTAGCGGTCAGCGTAAAAAACAGGCCAAAGGTAAGCGTGGGATACGTAACAAGAAAACCACTACCACAGGGTTAACTATGGGTGGTGCTTCCCAACCTAGCCTTACTATAGCTAGCAGTAAAAAAGGTAAATACTAATGTGTGATGCGAAAGGTGGTGGTAATTCAAAAAGTGGCGGTAATGGTAATGGCAATGGTAAGAAAAAAGACTTTGGAGCCAAAACAACTGACAACAGTTTAAACATTGTTAGCTCTAAACAGAACATTGATGGTAAGTCTAAGTACAACCAAGCATATTGGGCTAACCAGATAGCACCTAAAGTAATTGACGCTAACGGTAAGAATATTGGTGGTTTAGGCTTAACCCAAGCCGAAGTAAGGGCGGCAAAAGAAAAAGTTGGTGATAAAAAAGCTTACTCTAGCGACAGGGTAGTCACGACAGCTAACAAAGATGCAGCACTGTTTAAGCTGAAAAAGATTACAGGTAGCATGGCAACACTGGGTAACGGAGTTACTAAAAGCACTTCAAAATCTGGACTGTTCAATGAACATACAACAGACAAGTATGACTATGCTGGAAACAATCCCGATGTAATCGTCAAAACTACTGACCCTAAATTTGATATTTTTGGAAGAGAAATACGATTAGGTGATAAAACATCAACTACGTTTGTTGATGGTACAGCCACCAATACCGTTACTAATGCCACAGGTGCTGCCAATGGGGTAGGTTCCACAGTAGCAAAAGCCAATGCTGATGGTGTGGACGATACAGTGGTTGCGGATAATGTCGTATCACCATCTGTACCTGCTGTTGTACCTGCTGTTGTACCTCCTAAAAAAACTACTCTTGTGATACCACCTACAACAAGGACAAAGACTACAACAAAACTACCCGAAACAACTATGGCGGCTGCTGGTGCAATAGCTAACCCTGACGGTCTAAAAAATATCTTAGCAGTCAAGAAAGGCAAGCAACAACGAGGCAAGCGTAATTTACGTACAGCCAAAACAGGTCAACGTGTCTCAGGCTCAGGTGTTGGTTTAAACATTGCCTAAAACAATTTAATAAAGAGAATTTAGCTTATGCTACCTACAGATGGTTCAGTAGCTAAACGCTATACACAACTTGAAAGTGATCGTACATCATTCCTCGATAGAGCAAGGGAAGTCGCTACGCTCACTATACCTACCCTAATGCCCCCACAAGGTCATTCTGGTTCTTCTTTATACTCTACTCCTTATCAATCAATAGGAGCTAGAGGTGTCAACAACTTAGCGTCAAAGCTACTGATGACACTCTTACCACCTAACTCACCTTTCTTCCGTCTAACGATGGATGACTTTGATCTTCAGAGTCTTGCAGGTGATGATGCTAGGGGTAAAGTAGAAGAGGCATTAGCTCGTATTGAACGTGCAGCTATGCAAGAGATTGAAGCTACCGCAGTGAGAGTGCCAGTATTTGAAGCACTTAAACAGCTTATAACTTCTGGCAATGTATTAATCCACATGCCAAAAGATGGTGGTGTCCGTGTATTCCGTTTAGATCGTTACGTATGTCAGCGTGACGCAATGGGTAATGTCCTAGAGATAATTACTAAAGAAACTGTAAGCCCCCTTATGCTTCCCGAAGAAGTCCAAAAGCTGCTTACAAAACCTTCCGAAGAGTCACAACTAAAGTCTGTTGATCTGTTCACAAAAGTGTGTCGTGTCGATAAGAAGTGGGAAGTGTATCAAGAGGTCGAAGGTCAACTTATACCTAGCTCAAAAGGTTCATTCCCGTTAGACCAATCACCATTTATGTCATTGCGTATGGTACGTATTGACGGTGAATCGTATGGACGTGGTTATGTTGAAGAATTTCTAGGTGACTTAAGTTCACTAGAGACTTTGACTAAAGCTATTGTGGAAGGTTCCGCAGCAGCAGCCAAGGTGTTGTTCCTAGTACGCCCGAATGGGACTACTAAACCAAAGGTAATCGCACAAACTCCCAATGGAGGAATAGCTTCAGGCAGTGCCGATGACGTGACCGTACTCCAGTTACAGAAGTTTAATGACTTCCGTGTAGCACAGGATACAGCGCGTGAGATTAGTGAACGACTTGCTTTCTCATTCCTAATGAACTCTTCAGTCCAGCGTAAAGCTGAACGTGTTACTGCCGAAGAAGTTCGATACATGGCTCAAGAACTTGAGTCAGCGTTAGGTGGTGTGTACTCAATACTCTCACAAGAGTTCCAGTACCCAATGGTTAAGCTACTTCTTAGTCGCATGGAGAAGTCGGGCAAAATGCCTAAGTTCCCCAAAGACACTTTAAAGCCTCAGATTGTTACAGGCATGGAAGCTTTAGGCCGTGGTCAAGACCTCAACAAACTCTCTCAGTTACTTCAGATGCTAGCCCCGCTAGGTAAGGACGTAATTGCCCGTGAGTTAAATGTTGATGATTACATTGATCGTCTTGGAGCGTCTTTAGGTATTGATACCAGTGGCTTAGTTAAGTCAGCCGAACAAAAGGCTCAAGAACAGCAGCAAGCACAGCAGCAACAGCAACAACAAATGATGGCACAAATGGCTGAGAAAGCTGTTGGCCCTGTAGCTCAAGGCATGATGAAACAAGGACAAGGTGAACAGTAAAATGGCTAAAGCAAAACGGCTCTACCCTAAACTAGAAAAAGTTATAAAGAATTTTAATATAAGAAGCCCAGATGACGCACGTCTAATAGCTGAAATTGAAGCTGAACAAGCTGCAAAAAAGAAAGCTAAAGGCAGTGCTAAAGACTTAGCAAAGGAACTGGCAGACGCTAAGAAAGCGAGGAAAGTTCCTAAGTTTAATAGCAAGGGTCAAAGTGCAGCAAAGGAAGAAGAGAAGAAGAAGCCAGCAGCTAAGAAGAAGCCTGAAGCTAAGAAGAAGAAGGTTCTAAAGAAACCCGAAGCTAAGAAGCCAGCAGCTAAGAAGAAGCCAGCAGCTAAGAAGAAGGTTGTAGCTAAGAAGAAGAAGCCAGCAGCTAAGAAGAAGGTTGTTAAAAAGCCAGCAGTTAATCCAAACGGTGAGGCAAAAATAACTAAAAGGGCTTCAGCAAGGGGTAAGTTAGTACGGGCATTGTCTGGCAACAAGGTATCAACATCTTCTAAGGCAGTCGGCCCTACAGACCCTAACGCTAACAAGAGTAAAGCAGCTCAAAAGGTTGGTCGTCAGGAGAAAGTTGTAAAAGGTACAAATAGAACTGTTAAGCCTAAAGCTATACCTGATGGGACTAAAATTGGCCCCGCTGGTGAACGTATTAGCCCACAATCTAAAAAGACTCCCAGTAAGTTACTAAGTAAGTTAGCTAGATTTGGTAAAGGTGCAGCTAGATTTGCAGGGCCAGCAGGTGTTGCTATTACAGCAGGTTCTTTACTAGCGTCACTTATCCCTGAAAACACCAAAGGTGGTGGCATAGGTGGGCGTAAAGGCCAAGCTGGATACAAAGGTGTTGACCCTAAAAAAGCAGCTAAGAAGCCAGTGGCTGCCACAGCAGCTAAGAAAACAACTACGACAAGTTCCTTTGGTGCTGCATTTAAGAAAGCTAGGAAAGCAGGTCTTTCTACGTTTACTTGGCCTGCCGATGGTGGCAAGTCCTACTCTACGGCAACTAAAGATGACGTTAAGAAGTCAGGTAGTAAAAACCTACGTGAACACTTAAACAAGCAAAACAAGAAGTCTAAATAACATATCTGTTTGGAGACAGTTAAAAATGGATACAGTAAATACATACGAAGAAACCGTTGAAGACGGTCAGCACACGTTAAATATGTTAGAAAAGGCAGATGGTCTTGATAACCCTAATGTGTCTGACCGTCCTGAATGGCTACCTGAGAAGTTTAACTCTGTTGAGGACATGGCTTCGGCCTATGAATCCCTTGAACAGAAGCTAGGCTCTCAAGACAATGAAGAAGAATATGAAGAAGAGTTAGAAGACGGAGAGTTAGAAGAAATAGTTGAAGGGCTTGAAGAAGAGGGTATTGATTTTGATTCCTTATCGCAAGAGTTCTCAGAGCTAGGAGGACTAACTGAAGATTCTTATGATTCTTTATTAGAAGCTGGTATCCCCCGCACTATGGTTGACCAATTTATAGAAGGTCAAATGGCAGTGGCAACCCAGATGCAACAAGGAGCCTTTTCACAGGTAGGGGGTCAACAAGCTTATGAAGATATGACCTCTTGGGCTTCTGATAACTTACCTGAAGCCTCTATAGATGCGTTTAATGACGCAGTAAATAGCGGCAACATAGAGACAGCAAATCTTGCAATCCAAGGTCTGCAAGCTAGATACCGTTCTGTTAACGGCAATGAACCATCATTGGTCATGGGCGAGACTAAATCCGTAACAGGTGGGGTCTTTGATTCTGCCGCCCAGTTAACCGCAGCAATGCGTGACCCAAGGTACAGCACAGACTCTGCATATCGACAGTCCGTAGCCTCTAAATTATCAAGAAGCAACGTACTTTAGATTCTGTCTCCGCAATCTTTAAGCCCCTTC